GGAGCACGATCAATACCAATCACAAATCTTTTATTGATAGTGGGATCGTTATATCTATTCTTGAGTTGTTTGACCATAATCTGATTCAACTCCTCCAGTTCTTCAGTAGATATAAGAGCGAACATAAGATCAGCAGTTGCAGGAAGGCCAAATGACTCAGAGGTATCGGTAAGATCAACATCAGAACTAGCGAAACCAGAGCGAGTGGTTTGAGTAGCGGATACAATCGGGAGATTCGCTTCCACCGCGAGACCTCGTAACTCTTCTGCGATTGCTTTGATGTATGAATACGAGTTGACATTGTTATTTGTTCTGTATCTGGATGACGCACAAATATTAAGATAATCTATGAATATTATATCAGGTCTAAACGATTTCTTCAATGCTAGTTCATTTAATAATGCTTTGAAATGGCCTGAGTGTGCTGCTGCTGTAGGATATTCTTTTATAATTAATGATCCTTGAGTTTTTTTACTAACACTCGTTACTTTATTTTCATACATTACTTTTGGTAAATCTGTAATGTCTTGAATATTAATATTTAAAAGGTTAGCATCAATCCTCTCCGCAATCTTTTCTTCAGCCATCTCAAGCGTGATATAGAGAACATTTTTACCTTGGAGTAAAACAGAACTGGCAAAATGGCACATAAACAAAGACTTACCAACACCAGTGCCAGCAAGAGCGATATTAAGCGTTTTATTCGGTATGCCACCCTTTGTGATCTTGTCAAAGAACTCCAGATCAAAGGGTATCTTATCTTCTTTTCTATGGTAAGATTCATAACGTTCTTCATAATCTAACAAGTAATCGTGGCCTACATGACTATCGAAAGACACCCCCAAAGCATCAGACAAAATAGTAGGAATAGCATCCCTTCCTTTGGTGTCATCTTTTCCATCTGCTAATTGAATTGATTCCATTAGTGCCAAATATATAGCACGGTCTCGACACCACTTTTCTGTAGTAACAAGTAACCATTCAAATTCTGATGGTTCATTCTCAAGACTTGATATTAAATTAGTGACATCTTTATATGATGAATCATTTATATCCGATCTTTTCTCTGCCTCGATACAAAGTATTTCTTTCGTAGCAGGTTTATTATATTGTTCTACAAAACTTGAAATCTCTTCAAATACAATCTTCTGAGTTAAGTCTTCAAAATAATCTGCCTTAATAAAAGGAATTACCTTACGAACATACTCTTCATTATGAAGAAGATTTTTTAAAATTAAAAACTCTACACTATCCATGAGGAACATCAAAAACAAAAGTTATCCTAGTTTCATCACCAAGATTCACAGTACCGTGAGGTATCTTATTATTAAACCATAGCAGTGTGCCAACGTCAACAACTACCTGTTCATTTCCTACGAAATACTGATATTGACCTTGTATGGATAAATGATATCTATCCTTATCAAGATAGTAAGTTCCTTCATCTATATGTGCTCCTACCATTTCACCAACAGGTAATGCAAGGAATCCACAACGACGATAATTAGGATAATTTTTATTTAAAAACTTTCTTATTTCAGAGTGTTTTCTGTAGGCAGGAGTTTTCGTGCATATCTCAGTATTACCAACTTCTTCACCAGGTGTTGTGATACCACCCATTACTAGTTGAAGAACGTCAACTGATGTAATATATTCGTGAGGATCTTTTAATTTTACATTCTTTAGTTTCTGTTGTGATCCCCAATCCTCTGGATATTTCTCTAACTGTTTTCTTATCTTAGATACATCTATTCCTGTTTTTAATATCTTTATATTCTTCATGAACCATAACTAAATTCTTTTTGTGCTATCTCATCTAATGCTTGCATTACTTCTGGTGTAAAATATTCTTCTGGATTAGCAAGTATCTGTTTACCATATACTTTCTTACCGTTGATTTCATATCTACCTGCAACATTCTTCCATATACCACCTATCTCTCCAAGTTCCAAGAGACCATAATATTTATCAAGACCTCTCTCATCATAGTAGAGTCGAACTTGAACTTCTTTATTCTCTTTACTTAAACGTGATTTATGAGTCTTTGCTTTGATAATATTTCCAATGACTTCTTTACCATCTTTCTCTTTTTTACGGCTGAGATAAATGATCGTGCTTGCTGCGTACTTGAGGCCGCTACCGCCTCCCATTTCTTTTGTAGGGATGTAAGATCCAATGACATCGTATGTGTGGTTTGTGACTATGAGTGGAATGTTTGCTTGACCAAGTTTTAATGTGAGCATTCTAAATGCACCCTTGACTAATTGTGATTTAGTCATGTCACGAACTTGTTTGTCGTCTAGTGCATCTCTAATCTCTTTCTCCGTGGAAAGCATTCCTAAAGAGTCTAACACAAACATACATGGTTTGCGATCTTCTATATTGGTCTTTAAATATATATCAACTGCCTTAAGTGCTTTGGTTCTAAACTCTTCTATCGTTACTACATTTACAACTACAAGACGATCTAAGTCGATGCCACGACTTGTGAGTAGAGATTTATTAACAGCGGCTTCAGTATCAAAATATAAACAATAACCATCAGGATTAGAATCCAAGAAGTTCTTGACAACTGCAAGTGAAAAGAAAGTCTTTCCAGTAGAGCTCTCACCAGCAATGGCGGTAATTTTATTATTAGATACCCCGCCAAATATAGACCCTGATATAAGGCCGTTAAAAATGTACGAACCTGTGTCAACATATGTTTCAGTCTCGTCAATATCGGATGCGAGTTGGGTGAAGTCATTTCCTATTTCTTTTACGATTTCTTTCAAAAAATCCATAATTAATTTTCTTTATTTGGGTAGTAAACTTGTACGAATGATTCACATTTAGGGCAAGTCAGATTAGTTACAATAGAGTATTCCTCTTCACATCCATAATCTGCACCATCAAAATCGGATCCCCATATCAGTTCGGTATTACAATGCCAACATTTCATTACATAAAAGGTATATGTGGTTTATTTTTAAATATTTTTCTTAATATTTTATTCCAAGGTATCAGACGATCAATAGAATAATCTCCTGCACCTATACAAAGAACACAGAATGCTCCTCCTAAGTATAGCACAAGAAGCTCTAATAAGTAAATATTGAAACCTGCTGTAACAATCGCATGGTATATAGCAACTGTGATAGTTCCTATAATTGATAGTGAAGCAAACCTTGTGAGCAATCCTACAATCAATAACCAACTACCATATATTTCAGAGTATGCTGCAATGTATGATGATATTATTGGAAACGGTAATCCTATGGGTCTGACAAAAGCATCAGCAAAATTTTGTATGTCTGCTGTTTTTTCATAACCATGATGTATTAACATGGCTCCTATCGATATTCTAAGTATCAATAAACCAAATGATTTAATCATATACCTAATAATTTTTTTTGTCTTTCAAAGTATCCATGCAGAATCCATGAACTACTGTTCATTTTATCAGTGCCACCAATACCATATTCAAATCTAACTCTTTCGTTGTTAGCAAATCCCATGACCTCTGGAGTATTTGATGATCCACGATCACCACCATTACAGAAAATAACTTCCTTAGAAATTTCTAAGCATTTTCTGATTGCACCTCTAGCACTGTCATCAGAATCATCCCATGATATCACAGCATCAACCATATTTAAATGTCTGATTATTTCAGCACGTTCTTTCCATGATTGAAAATATTGACCTTTCTTACGAGTCAACCACTCCTCAGTATTCAAACCTACTATAAGATAGTTAGATAAATCTTTTGCTCTTTTGAAGTAAGATATATGACCACTATGAATAGGGTCAAATCCACCAGTAACAAGACTTACCTTTTCAAAAAACATTAGATTACCATCCCGTGTGTTTCGCGAAGTATCTTTTTGTATGGGCCACCAGGATTTTCATCTCTAGTTTCCTTGACTAATTTAAGTTTTTGATACAACTGAGTATCACCACCTAAAGTCAGTGACTTTACTATAGTGGCAAGTTCTTTGTCATTAATAGGTAAATCCATTAGATAAAAAATGATTCTAAATTTGCAGTTTTTTCTACACTCCAACCAATAGCATCAAGTATTGTTTTGAGTGGTTCTACGAATGCCTTTTCAAATTGTAAGTCATAATCGATATACTTGTCAAGACCAAACTCTCTAGGAAAATCTTGAATAAATGAAATGATATTCTCATGAATAACATTTGGTTTTTTCAGATAACAGAACTTAATCTTCTCACCATTCTGGATGAGTGAGTATTTATGATCCAATTTGTGTTTCTTCACATAGTAATTAAACAACAAAGCACCCCGTATATGTATAGGAGTTCCTTTTGCATAGATTGTAGATGATGCTTTATACTTAACTACATCAGATGCAGAACGAGGAAATGATATATCTTCTGGTGATAATGTTCTAAACTTCTTACGAGACTCTTCAATAAAATCAATCACTTCATCTTCTGTTCCGTTCA